GCACTGGACACCGGACCTCGGACCGCGGGGCTACGTCTGGACCAGCTCCCCGTGTCGCTCCGGGTCGCCTGGCGTCCGCATGTCGAGCTCGACCTCGACCGCGTACTCGGATTCGAGTATGTGCTCGGGTTGAGAAACATCGGCGCCGTCCTGGCGCTCGACCAGGCGGGGCCGTTGGGCGAGACGGCGGTCAAAGGCTACATCCGCCGGCGGTGTCTCCCGATTCTGCGACCGCTGGCGGGCCGCGGGTTCGTCGCGTGCGGCAAGGTGATTTCCCCGCTATCTCAGCTACTTCGCTGGTGCGAAATCTACATGGAGCGCGACTGGGACTGCCACTACCGGCCGCTCACGCGCGAAGAGGTAGAGTAGATGTCCACATCACCGCGCCCAACCGCGCCGGGAGTCGATCGCGATTTTCACCTTCGGGATCTGGTAGGTAGTACGTGGGGAAAAGCAGTCGAGCGGGCGGGCAGAGACGCCGCGAGCCGCTACGGTCACGACGACGACGACGGCGCGCAAGAGGCGTGGGCGATTGCGTGTGAGCACGCAGCGCGAGGCTATCCGCCGGCCGAGGTGCTCAGGCTCACGGTGCGCGACCTCGACAGCCGGTGGTCGACGCTCCGCCAGTACGCGCACGACGACCCCAGGACGCCTCCCAGATCCCGAGTGGCAGGCGGGGGGGTCCGTTCCTCCGGCCGCAAGTCGCAGCCGGTGCCGATCACGGCGCTGGACAAGCTCACGGCGCGGATGACCTCCTCGACGCTGGGTCCGCAGCTCGACCGGCTCATGGTCTCCGCCTCGCTGCACTGCCCCGAATGCGGGCGGCGTGGGCACTGGATGGACTGGGTGCCGGACGGCTGCCGCAAGGCCGTCCAGCGGGCGCGAGGGTGGGTGCTCTACGGCGCCGCTGACGCAGATGGGCTGGAGCCGGGCACGCCGACCGGTGGCGGGCATCGGGTGGAAGAGACGCGGCCGGCGCAGTGCGTGGCCGGTACCGAGCCGGTCTGGGTCTGCGGCGAGCCGTGGGGGCGCCGCCCGCACTGGACGCGCCAGCCGGTCGCCGTGCTGCGCGAGGGCGGGGACCCCGGCGACGGGATGCACGTACACGGCGGCGGGGGCGACACTGGGCGCGTGGAGCGTGACTTCGTGTCCTGGTGCGACGAGCTGGCGGAGGAGCGGGCGAAGCGGCCCGGTGACGACCGATGGCAGGGAAGAAACGCCCACCGCGTCCGGCTCTGGCGCCCGACCAGCTCGATTTCGCCCGAGCCCTGTACCTCCGCCGCGGCGCAAGCGCGAAGTGGGTAGCTGGACAGCTTGACCCGCCTGTGGACTGGCGCACGGTCGAGTCGGCCGCGTGCTCCCTCGGCTGGAAGGACGAAAAGCGGGCGCGGGACATGGCGCGCGAGCGGCGCGCGAAGCCCGACGCCGAGGCGCAGGTCGCGATAGAGGCCGAGCAGGACGAACGGCACGCGGATCAAGCGCGGCGAGTGCTCGACGCGCGTGACTTGCTCATCGAGCGTGCGATCGGCGACATCCAGGGCATGACCGCGAAGGAAGCCCGGCGAGCGCTGCGGGACTTCGACGGCTTGAAGGACCTGCAGTTCGTCGAGCGTATCGCGCGAGGCCGTTCGACCGAGAAGACCGCCATCGAAGGCGCGTCCGAATCCTACCGGGACGCGCGACCACAACCGACCCCGGAACTGTTCCGCCGGTGGTACGAGGCCCGGGGGTGGACACCGCACCCGGGGCAGCTCCGGGTCCTGGAACGACCTGAGCGCTTCGTCGGCGCCGTCTGGGGGGTCCGCGGCGGCAAGAGCACGCTCGCCGCGCGCATCGCAGAGGCCGAGGCCATCATCCCCGGCGCCCGCGTCTGGTGCGTCGCCCCGACCTACGACCTGGCCGACAAGGTGTTTCGCGAGGTCTGGGAGACGTACCGCGCGCTCGGCCTGCTACTCCCAGGCTCGACCAACAGCCGCCAGCAGGGGCGCATCGTGCGGCCGTACGGCGGCTTCGTAGAGCGCAAGACGGCCGACAACCCGGACAGCCTCGTCGGAGAGGCGCTCGACCGGGTCATCCTCGACGAGGCGTCCCGCTGCAAGCGCTCGGTCTGGGACCGCGAGTTACGGCCGCGCCTGTCCGATCGCCGCGGCAGAGCGTTCCTGATCACGACGCCGAACGGCCAGGACTGGGTTTGCGACTCGCACGCGCAGTGGGAGAAGGGCCTTGCTCCCGGATGGCACTGGACCACGGCCGCGACGTGGGAGAACACGACCGTCTTCCCCGGGGGCAGGCAGGACCCGGAGATCGTGGCGGCGGCGGCGTACTACGAATCGCTCGGCCTGTCCGAGTTGTTCGACCAGGAGTACGGGGCGGAGTTCACGGTCATCAAGGGCCGCGTCTTCAAGCACTTCGACAAGCGCAAGCGGATGGTGCCTCACGCGCAGGCCCTCCGCGGCGTCGTCGAGTACTTCCTCGGCTACGACTGGGGCTGGAATCACCAGTGCCCGTTCATCTTGCTCGGCCGCACGTCGGGGGGGCAGTGGCGAGCACTCGACGAGGACTGCGGCAAGGGCGAGACGTGGGACGAGATCCTCGGTCGCGGCGAGGCGCTGTGCGAGCGCAATGGTCTTGCCAAGCGGCAGATCGAGATGCTCGTCCCCGACCCCAGCCGCCCCGAGCAGGCGGCCGGGTTCCGTCGCGCGGGCTTCCGCGTCGTGCAAGCCGAATACTCGCTGGCCGAACGCATCATGGCGACGGCCAAGGCGCTGGCAAACGGCTACCTCATGAGCGAGCGCTGCAAGGGCCTCGCGGTCGAAATGGCGATGTACCGCCACCCGGAGGATTACCGCGGTGGGGACGTGCGAGTGGTGAAGGTGGACGATGACCGAGTTGACGCCCAGGCGGGCGTCCTGGCCACCGTCGCAAAGCGGGAAGGGCGCGGCGGCCTGGCGGTCGCGCACGCGCACTGAGGCGCGCATCGCGCGCGAGGAGAGACTGAGATGCCCAGCCGACCGTACCTCATGACCGAGACCGACCCCCAGGCGTTCGCGCGTCGTACGACCTCGGAGGCGGGCGACTGCCTGCACGAGAACCGCTGGGAGGGCAAGCTGCTGGAGTCGGCCTACGAGGAGGCGAAGCGCGCGATCATGGCCCTTCTCGGCCAGCGCAACGCCGGCTCGCTGAAGTCCGTCATCGGCGCGATCGGCCACGGCGCCGGCGGCGCGAACGTCGCCGTTGCGGGCGAGGGGCTCATCCCCGCCGGCTGGCGCCAGTCGCGCGTCCAGATCACCACGACCGATGCGACCGCCGCGATCATCTGGGAGGCCATCCGCCCCGGCGCCGCGGGCAACGCGCTCTCCGTGCGCTACGTGGACAACGCGGGTGCGACGGCCGTGGACTGGGATGGTGCGGCGCGCCTCGTGACGGTCGGCCTGAACATCACCGGCGCGGGCGACACGGCCGCGAACGTCGTTGCCGCGCTCGCCGCGTCGACCACGGGGGCGCAGTACGTCGTGCAGGCGCGCTACCCCTACGGCCTGACCGGCGCCGGGACGATCGACGAGGCGGTCGCCGCGACGCTCCTGGCGGGCGGCACGGGCGTCGAGCTGCTCTCGGGCGCGATGGCCAAGGCCGAGGGCGGCAACAAGGACATCGAGTTCATCCGGCGCGACGTCGGCCTGGACGCGAAGCCCGTCTACGTCTCGTTCGTCCACAGCGCGGGCATGACCACGTTCCCCACGGTCGCCGTGACCGAGGCCGCGACGCGCGTCGACGTCGTCGTCACGTTCACCGCCGCGACCCACACCGCCGCCCACGTGTTGCAGGCCCTGCGCGACAGCGCGGACGCGCAGTCGTGGATCTCCTGCCACTACAAGATCGGCCAGACCGGCGCGGGCCTCCCCGCCGCGTTCGCCGCGGCCCTGGTGCCGGACGCGATCACCACCAGCCTCGACTGCGGCGCGACGGGCGGCGAGTTCCCCGAGTGCGTCCCGTGCTCGGTCGGCTCGCTGGTCGGCAACGTCCAGTCGCTCACCGATGACGGGTTCACGTTCGACGTCGCGGCCGGCGCCGGTGCGGCCGGGTCGAGCGTCAACGTCCGCGCGCGCATCTGCGGCGTGGTCTACGAGATCGCGGCAACCACGGCGGCCTAGCTCAATGCCCGGCCCATGCCGGGCCGAGGCGTGAGTCATGGCCGGTCTGACGCGCACACAGTTCGAGGAACGCAACGCCGAGGCCACGCGCCTCGTAGAGCGCGTTGCGTTTCTGCGCGATGCCTTCGACGGGAGCGGGGGATTCGCCTCGCTCCCGTTGTCGCAGACGCGCAGTGCCAACGGCGCCATCCCGAACATCCCGACGTGGTCGACGTCATCGTACCTACTGAAGCACGAGGGTGAGAACTGGAAGGCGTACGACGCGCGGCGCATGATCTCCCGCTACGTCAACCACGTCCGCCGCGGCGTCGAGCACCTGATCGGGCTGCTGGTGCGCCGACCGCCGACGCGGAAGCAAGACCAGCATCCCGCGATCAAGGCGCTGCTGACCGACTGCGACGGCACGGGCACGACGTGGGACGGAATGCGCGAGCGCGCGCTGACCCGTGCCGCTCTGTACCCCGGCGTTCCCTGGACGCTCGACCGACCGTTCGACCCTGGCGCGCGCACGGCGGCCGAGAACAAGGGCAAGCCGAAGTTCGCGCTGCGCGAGCCTGACACCCTGCGCGACTGGCGGATCGATTCGCAGCGGCAACCGCTGTGGATGAAGTTCGTCGAGGAGTTGGACGAGAAGGAAGGGCCTACCGACGCAGGCATCGAGTACCTGCGTGCGACGATCTGGTATCGCGACCGCTTCGAGGTCTGGGAGATGGAGCCCGACGGCAACAAGCCGCCGTCGCTCGAGCGCCGCGAGAAGAACGGTCTCGGCATCGTGCCGGCCGGAGTGCTGACCTTCGCGGATGCCGTGTGCGCCGCGGACCTGTTCGGATGGTCTCCTGGCGGCGAGCTTGCCGACGTGGCCGGGTGCGACTTCAACGACCTGTCCCGTTTGACCGACTTCCTGGCCCGCGGCACGTTCCCGATGTTCCTGGTCCCGGTCGAGAGCGGCGACGAGGAAGAGGTCCAAGAGCTCGAAGTCGGGACGATGACCGCGTACGGGTTCCCGAAGGACGCGTCTCGCGCGCCCGACTGGGCGAAGCAGGACCCGCACCCGATCGATGCGCACAACAAGCGGCGCGAGATCAACGAGGCCGAGGGCCTGCGCGCGTGCGGACTCGAATCGCTGCTCAAGACGACGAACGTCCCGACGTCGGGGCTCGCGCACAAGTACGAGAACCAGCACCTCGACGGTTCGTTGCGCCGCGTAGGGCAGCGCGCGGACCGCTGGGAGCGCGACGTCGTTCGCATCTGGCTCCTCATGTGGGGCGAGACGGCGGAGCGCGCGGACGCGATCCTCGCGGAGTACAAGAACGAGTCGCCCGAGTCCTACGACATCGAAGACCTCGACTCGCTGATCACGCAGGCCGACGGTGCGCTGCGGCTGCCGGGTACGGATCCGTACACGCAGAAGGCGATCCTGACCCGCGTGTCGGACGCGATTGCGAAGCTCGGCCAGGAAGACAAGGAAAACCGCGACAAGTGGCTGGCGGCGCAGATGAACGCGGTCACGATCGGTGAGACGGTGGACGAGAACGCAGAGGCGTCGGAACCCGCGGAGACGCAGCACGGGACGCAGGAGCCAACCGCTTCCGAGCCTGAGGAGGGCGCGGGAGAGGAGCCGGAGGCCGCACGGTCGCAGGCCGGGTAGGTGACGCATGGCGCTCCCCCCCGGCTGGCGTCGCCTCAGTCCGTCCGAGAAGGCGGAAGTCCGGCGCCTGTACCTGCGCGCGATGCGCGGCGGGACGAACTCCGCCGCGACTCGTCGCCTGTACGACGCGCTCCGCGGCAAGACCCGGGACGAGGTGCTCGACATCCTCACGGCCGCCGGGAACGAGTACGCGACCGGCCGCGTGGCGCAACTGCGGCAGGACGCGCAGGGCGTGGCGCAACTGGCGCGCAAGGACATCACGTCGCACCTCATCGTCGGGGCTGCTTCGCGCGGGCGCCTGCCGCGCACCGGGAGCCTTGGCGACCGCGCTGCCGACTGGATCGCGCAGCGTGTCGCAAGCCCGCGCCAGTCGTACCGCGTGAGCCCGATCGAGGGGCCGTCGTCATCGCGCCTCTTCCGGGGCGGCGACGTCTGGCTGTCCAAGAACCTCCACCGCACGAACAGCCGCGGCGTGATTGACGGGCTGCGGAAGGCGTTGGAAGAGGGAGCGCGGCACGCGGAGACGGCGTCGTCGCTGGCGCAGCGGCTACGCGACGAGGTCGGGCACCGGGTGTCCATCACGGACAAGGGACCCGAGGGCTTCAAGATTCCGCAGCAGCTACGCGCCATCGAGCGCGAGGCGTACGCGGCGATCAGGGCGTCGGGCGACCCGCGGGCCGCGCAGCGGTTCGCGTCCATCCGCCAGGAGTTCGAGTCGTACGCGCGCAAGCTGGGCACCGGGCAGAAGGGCCACTCCGCGTTGGCGATGGACGCGCTGCGGAAGATCGACGCGGCCCTCGCGCGCAACGACGCCAAGGCCGTTGACTCCGCCGTCAAGTGGTGGACGTGGAACCGGGAGCAGGAGCACCAGCGGCTCATCGCGCGGACCGAGATGTCCCGCACCTACTCGCGGGCCTACGTCGAGGCGTCGCGCGGCATCCCGTGGATCGTCGCGTGGGAGTGGAACACCGACGACAACCCGTGCGAGGAATGCGCGGCGCTTGGCGGGCAGGTCTTCACCCGCGGGGACATGCCGGAGCTACCGGCGCACCCGAACTGCGAATGCTACTGGACCGAAATAGTGGACAGCAGCCGCGAGCCGACCGAGTCCGAGTGGGAGCACATGCTGGACGAGGAAGCGGCGTAGACCGCACGAAGAGGGGCACATGGACAAGACCGATCTGCGCGTCGTTCCCGACGCAGAGGCCAACGGGCCAACCGGA